GCTTCGCCTACACCTCGGCCGGCAGCGCGACGCCCCAGACCTACACCAAGATCAACGGCGTGCTGTCGTTCGACGGCTTCGATGGCTCCGCCGACGAGCTCGATACCACCGACCTGGATTCGGACGCGAAGGAGTTCGTCTCGGGCATCCGCGATGAAGGCAAGTTCGGTTTCGAAATCAAGCGTCTGAAAACCGACGCTGGCCAGATGGCCATGCGCGCGGTGCTGGCCAGCGGTGCGATCACCGGCTTCCGCCTCACGCTGCCGGATCAAAGCGTTGCCACCTGGTCGGCGCTGGTGAAGACGATGCCGGCTTCGGGTGGTGTCAACGCCGTGCTCAAGGGCAAGGTCGACACCAAAATTTCTGGTCCTGTCATCTGGGCGTAAGGAGAAGAACATGAAATTGCTGAACAAAGCTGCCATCCTCGGTGCCGAGGACCTGAAGCACGAAGACGTCCCGGTGCCCGCTTGGGGCGGCACGGTGCGCGTGCGCGTCATGACCGGCGCAGAGCGCGACGAATTCCGCGGCGCCATCGCAACGGACGAGGGCAACATCCCGATGGGCAAGTTCTCGGCGGCCCTGCTGGCCGCGACGTGCATCGACGAGACCGGCGCCCGTCTGTTCGACGTCGAGGACATGGACATGCTGCAGGAGAAGAGCGCGGCAGCGCTTGACGTGCTGGCAGCTGTCGCGATGCGTATCAACGGCCTGGGCGGCGGCGCGGTGTCGGATGCCGCAAAAAACTCCGCGAGCACCCAGAGCGAAGATTCTGGTTCCGACTCGCCCTCGCCCTCGGAAAAACAGTAAGGCAGCTGCAGGTCGAGATGGACTCGGCCGAGTTCACCAGCTGGATGGGGTTCTACCAGATCGAGCCGTTCGGCGACCTGGTAGCCGACGAGCGGCACGGGTCAGCAACGTCGCTCTTGGCAAACCTGAACCGTGATCCGAAAACGCGGCCTGAGCCGTACATGCCGGCCGACTTCATTCACTGGCGCGCCACCGACCAGGTAGTCGACGAGGAAGAGCCGACGCTGCTCGAGGACCCGGTAGCGCAATCAAACCTGATCCGAGCCGCGATGTTCGGCCTACCCCCACGGTAGGGCAGGCACTATTTTTTGGAGTAGGCAATGGCAGATTTGGGCAGGCTGGTCGTCAACCTGGAGGCCAACATCGCCCGCTTCACGGCGGACATGAACCGCAGTGCCGAGGTGACCGAAAAGGCGATGGACCGCATGCAGGCCGGCGCCGACAAGATCAAGAACGTTCTCGGCTTCATCGGGGTGGCGTTGACCTTCGACGCGCTGGTTGGCGAGGTGAATCGGGCTGTCGATGGCCTGGCCCGCTTGGACGACATGATCCAGAAGACTGGCGCCTCGGCTGAGATGCTGTCGAAGCTAGGGAAGGTTGCGGCCTTCACGGGAACTGACATTGGCACGGTCGATGGCATGATCGTCAAGTTGGCCAAGAACATGACGACTGCCGACGAGAAGGGCAGCAAATTCGCGAAAGCGATGGGTGCGCTGGGCCTTTCGATTGACGGTATCGAGAAGCGGGATCCGGCGCAGCAGTTTGTGGATATCGCGAACGCCCTTCAGGACTACGAAGACGGCGCCGGCAAAGCTGCGATCATGACCGACTTGATCAATAAGTCGGCGGCCGAGATGTTGCCGTACATGAACGACGTTGCCGAAAGCCTCAACGATTTCACAGGAGAAACTGCCGAGGCAGCCGCCGCGGCGGCGAAGTACCAGGACGACCTGGGCCGTATGAAGGTCAAGTACGACGAGGTGGCCACGTCCATCGTCAAAGACGCGCTGCCGGCGATGACCGATTTCGTTGGCGGAATCTCCGACGGAATCAGGGAGTCCAAAGCCCTGACGGGGATTGCTGTCGATAGCTGGGCTGACGATACTGCAGTAGGCTTGGCGCGCGTGGTCGACGTCGCGGTGCTTCTCCCTCGCCTGCTGTCGACTATCGGTGGCAGTTTCAAGGCTGTTGCTGCCGATATCGAGTTCCTTGCGGTTGCGGCGGTAACGGCAACTCCGCAAGAACTCGGGCGAAGCCTAGCGCAGGGCATCAACCCGATTGAGACCATCAGGGCAGCTTTTGCAGAGCGCAATTCGGTTGTCGATGAGGCAAACAGGAAGTTGGATGACCTGTGGAACAAGCCGGCTAACACGATGGAGCAGGCGGTCCTGAAACGGATCGCGGCACGTCGCGAGCTCGAGGCAGCAGCTGGCGCCGACGCGATGGCGGGCTTGTTGCCGGGCGCTGGCCCCGAGCCGGAGAAAAGAAAGACGCTCAAGTACGGGGGCGATGACGATGGCAGTGCGGCGAAGTCAGCGCTGCAGGCGCAGCTTGCTGGCATCGAGCGCGCCAACAAGCAGGAGCAGGACCAGCTGGCGCGGCACGAGCGCGCCATGAATGAATTGCGCGGGCAGGGCCTCATCGGTTTCGAGTACTACAACGAAGCCCGGCTGACCGCCATCGACGAGGCGCGCGACGCCGCAGTGCGCGCCTACGACGCGGAGATCGCGGCGCTGGAGGGTGCCCGGGCAAAGGCCAAGGACGCCGCGGGGCGCGATGCGATCGACCTGCAGATCAAGGACAAGGGTGCCGCGAAGGAAAAGGCGCTGCGCGACGCCCAGGCTGCCCGAACCCAGGAGCTGCTGGAGCAGGGCGCCGCACAGTCCGACCTCACCCGCGAAATGGAAGCGTGGAGCCGACAGCAGGACCAGGCGATCAGCCAGATGCAGTTCAGCAATGACCTGTACGGCAAGTCGGCCCTGGAAGTGGAGAAGCTGACCAACGCGCGGCGCGCGCAGCTGGAGGTGGACGAGAAGATCCGGCGTGCCCAGCAGCAGGGCGCAGTCTCGCAAGAGGCGGTCGAACGTTTCCGGAAAGAGGCCAAGGACAAGGCCGATGCCGCGAATGCTGCCGCCACGAAAGGCTCGGGCTTGGGAATCATCCAGTCGCTCGAAACCCCGATGGAGTCGGAAAACCGAAACCATGCCAACTTGTTGAAGGACCTGGAAGCCTACCGGGCAACGGAGTACGCCGATACCGTCGCTGCCAACAAGGCGCTCGAGCGTGAGAACCAGCGGCACGAACAGGCGATGGTGGAAATGCGCATGCAGACCAGCATGATGACCGTGCAGCTGGCGGGCGACTCCGCCTCCCAGCTCTACGGCATCCTGCAGCAGGCCGGGATGGAGCAGACCGCGCTCGGCAAGGCGCTGTTCATCGCCAACAAGGCCATCGCCGTGGCCGAGATCATCATGAACACCGAACTTGCCGCCGCGAAGGCGTTGGCCATGGGCCCGGTCGTTGGGCCGGTCATGGCCGGCGTGATCCGGGGCATGGGCTACGCCAGCGCCGGCATCGTGATCGGCACCACGATCGCATCGGCCGAGGGTGGCTACGACATCCCAGCCGGCGTGAACCCGGTGACCCAGCTGCACGAGAAGGAGATGGTGCTGCCGAAGGCACAGGCCGAGGTGATCCGTGGCCTGGCGAACGGTGGCGCCGGCGGCCGCGCTCCGCTGGCGCTGACCTACGCACCCAACATCGTCATCGACGGAAAGACCGATATGGCAGAGAACCAGAAGCTGATCGAAACGGCCGTAGCCAAAGGCAATGCGAAGCTGGTCGATGACCTGCAGCGCGCGGGGGTGATCGGATGACGATTATTGCCGTGCCTTCCGGCCTGTCGGTGGCTGCACAAACCTGGGAGCAGCAGCGCATGGACGTCGAGTTCCGCTCGATGTTCGGCGCCCAGGCGCTGGAAGGCGGCGCGCCGCTTTGGTCGACCACGATCACGTCGAGCTTGAAGCGCCCAGAGTTGTGGCAGTCGCTGGCCCTGCAGCTGCGCGGCCGGAGGAACCAGCTGGCACTGTGGAACCACGGCCGCCCAGTCCCGCGCGGCACCATGCGCGGCACGATGACGGCCGCCACGACCGCCCAAGGCGCCACCGCCATGACCGTCACGGCCTCGGGCCAGGGCGGCCGGACGGTGCTCACAGGCGATTACCTGGGAGTTGGGTCGGGCCTCACACAGCAGGTGGTGATGGTCACTGCCGACGCGGTCGCGAATGCATCGGGTGTGGTCGCAGTGACCTTCGAACCCGCGCTGCGCAATGCGCTGTCGGCCGGCGCTGTCGTCACATGGGACAGGCCAAAAGCTCTGTTCCGGCGCGCCGAGTCCAAAGCCGGGTGGGAGCACCAACCTGGTGGGATCGTGAAGCCCATGAGCCTCAGCTTCCTGGAAGACTGGAGGCCGTAGCCTTCGTTGCAGTCAGTAACCCAAGCCCCTCTCGCAGGGGCGTTTTTTTGACCAGGACCCAATGACCACTGCAGCGCAAAACGCGGAGCTGGCCAAGCCGGTCACGTCTGTTGTGTACTTCGTCGAGTTTCAGTTCGCATCAGGGACCTCACGCATCTCGACCGCCAACATCCCAATCACGTGGGGCGGCTACGAGTGGGCGGGCGTCGGCACGCTTGGCACGATCGGCGCCATCGAGGAGTCGGACGGCCTGGAGGCCAAGCCCCTGAACTTCACCATCAACTCGGCGCAGCCGGCGTGGCTGGCCATGGCGGTGGGAGCGGTCGAAGAATACCGCGGCCGGCCAGCCAGGATGTACATGTGCCCGCTCGACGAATCTTTCCGGATGGTGGGCACGCCAGAGAAGTGCTGGTCGGGTGTGATGGATTCGCTGAACGTCGGCATCAACGAGGAGTCCGGGACGATCACGCTGCGCTGCGAGACCAGCGCCTATGGCCTGAAGCGCCGGCCAGCGTTTCGGCTCAACGCCGCCCAGCACAAGAAGAAAAACCCGACCGATACCGGCCTGGACTACCTGAACGACCTCATCAGCAACCCAGCCGTCTGGCTCTCGAAAAGGTTCCAGGAAGGATGAAACTCCACGACTACATAGCCGACCGCCTGGGCCGGCCATTCGCATGGGGCGAACACGACTGCGTGCTCTTCGCAGTGGGCTGGCTGGAGATCGCAACCGGCATCGACTACCTGACGCCGTTCAAGCCGTGGTCGACCGCACTGGAAGCGGCACGCAAGGTTGCCAATGCCGGCGGCCTGGATGCGCTGTTCGATACGCACCTCACGCCAATTGAGCCGAACTTTGCTGCCGACGGCGACCTGGCAATCATCCGCGGTACCGCTTTCCTGTTCAGCGGTCCGCATGTCGTCTCAGTCGGCGAGGAGGGGCTGGTGTTCCTCGATCGCCTTGAGGCGCAATACGCATGGAGCCATGCTCCCGAGAATAAAGGAACACCTGAATGCCGCCAGTAATTGGTGCGATTGCGATCGCCGCCTCCTTCATCACCTCGTCTTACCTCGTGGCCGCCGTCGTCCTCACCGCCGGCACCGCGATCTATGGCGCCGCCCAGGCCCGGAAGGCCGAGCGCAAGGCCCGCGACCAGTTGCGCGATTCGATGAAGGACCGCATGGTCACCCGCATCGCCACCGAGGCCCCGCATCGCTTCGTTTATGGCAGGACCAAGGTGGGCGCGGACATCGTGGCGATGTTCACCAGCGGCGACAAGGACCAGTACCGCCACCTGGTGTGCGTGCACGCCGCGCACGAATGCGACGCCATCGAAGAGGTCTACGTGAACAACGCCTCGGTCGGTACCACCGACACGGAGGGCGACCCGACCGGCGGCCGCTTCGCGACCAACCCGGACAGCGACATTGCCGAGGAGGCGCACAACGGACCAAAGTTCACGCTGGCGCGCACGCCGCGCGCGGGAACGGTGTGGGTGTTCTCCGGCGCCGGGGCGCAGATGGCGCCGGTGGCCGTGACCGCGCAGAACGGCCGGTCGATCACCGTCAACTTCACCGGCCCGGTGCTGGTGACGTACGAATACCGGATCGTCCACAAGTTCACGATGGAAGCGGTGGCCGAGCCGCCGCCGTACCAGCCCGTGGTGCGGGTGGTGACACACCTGGGCGGCCCGAACGACCTGGCCGACGCCTACCTGCGTTCGGTCGTGCCCGGCAAGTGGCCGGCTACGGCCGTGCTGCGCGGCATGTGCTACACCGTCGTCACGCTCGACCTGAACCATCCGGAATTCCAGAGCGGCCTGGTGCCGATCCACGCCGTGATCCGCGGGCGCAAGCTGTACGACCCGCGCGACGGCCAGACGCGCTGGTCGCAGAACCCGGCGCTGGTGGTGATGGACTACCTCACCTCGCCGCTGTGCGACGTGCCGATGTCCGACCTGCCGCTGGCCCAGTTCATCACCGCGGCGAACGTGTGCGACGAGGCGTCGCCCACCGGCGGCGCGCGCTACACCATCAACGGCACGGTGACGTCGGAGCAGGACCAGAAGGGCGTGCTCGAATCGATGGCTCAGGCCATGGCCGGCGGCCTGGTCGCTACCACCTGGGACATCTTCGCCGGCAAGTACGTCGCGCCGGTGGCGGCGCTGTCGCAGGAGGATATCGTCGGCAGCCTGTCGGTGAACCCAGGCGTGTCCGACGCCAGCGTCTACAACGGCGTGAAGGGCCAGTACATCGGCCCGGAGAACAAATACGTCCAGACCGATTTCACGCCCTACCAGAACGCGGCCTACCGCGAGGCCGACGGCCGCGACCTGTACACGAACATCGATTTCCCGTTCACGGAGTCGCTGCAGCGCGTGACCAACCTGG